GTGTCTTCACCTACTCTTGTTATTATACTATCTAACTCATGAAAATTCAAGTTTTGTGACTCATCCACAATAACAATAGAATTATCTAGAGTTGTACCCCTAATGAATGATGTAGACCAGAACGTCACACTCTCCTGTGCCTTGAGATTACCCCACAACATTTCAAACTCATTGTCTGTAGGCAACTCAAACATATACTTGACCATATTTTTGTATGGTATCTGATAGAGTGCTGATTTATCCTCATGATCACCAGGCAAAAATCCTATCTCTCTTGTAGAGACAAGTGATCTTACCAAGACTACCTTTTGGTATGGTGTCATAGGATCAAGAACTTGTCTCAATGCCTGATATAAGGTGATAAAAGTTTTACCTGTGCCTGCTGCTCCATAAAGGAAAAGATTTTTTCCTTCATGATATGATGCAAAGGCATGTTTCTGGTTAGGTGTGATTGGTTGCACATCTACCATCATGTCAGAATTATATGGTTTCTTTCTTCTCATCTGTTTCGCAGTCATACCAGCACCAACACTGGTGGACATCTTTTTTTTACGTGGCATGTTAGGTGTGTGTAATCTTTTGTGGTTTTACTTTTGAACCTGGCATTTCTGATACCCTTGATAGAACCTCGTTCCATCCTCCATCCGTTCTACTGTAAACGTCACCTGTAGCACTGACTACACCTCCTGACCCTTTAGACCAGTCTTTATCCCAGTCTGGATTATCTTTTCTCCACTGATCATACTCTTTCATTGACATCATGAGTTCTTTTGTCTCACCTGTCTTCATATTTTTAATTGGATATGTTGGCATGTGTTGTTGCGAGTGTTTTATTTAGAGATGATAACATTACGTTTACCACGCTCTTGGATAGCAGCACTAAAGTGTAAAGGTTTGGATGTACACATGTTGCATACTTTATCAGGTAGTCTACTTTGCTCACAAAATTTTGTCAACTCTTCATCACTACAGTCTACTGGTAAACCATCAACAAGATACTCTTGCCACTCTTCGGCATCACTCTGCTCAGTCACAGACAGTAATTCTCTTAGAAAAGCAGTGTTCGGACACTTCCACAATTTACCTTTGAATAGTTGTGTATTAGGACAAGAACATACCTTATAACTCTTTGCTATCCTACCTTGATTATAAGGATATACTTTACCATCTTTCTTCTTAATTGAGTTGAACCACCTGTCCTGACCTGTGTGATGTTCGGTCACCAGCACCTTAGGATGATTGAATTTTTTTATTATATCTTCCACTTCTTTGAGATGTACACTTATTCTAAGATACACCTTTGGATCTTCTAAAACTCTTCTAATCCAGACTTCATTTTGTAAGAGTAGCAAACCATTTGTATAAAGATAAAGAAAAGAATCAGTTCGTGATCTACATGCATCTACGATCTCCTCACACCTTGGGTTTAGTAAGGGTTCACCGCCTATGATAGACACTCTATCAATATGCAATCTTGGTAAGATAGTTTTTATATCTTCTATCAGTGCATCAGTATCTAATCTACTCGTAGGTGCAAAGTAATTGCTGAAATGATTACATCCTTTACATGATAGATTACAACCGATGGTTGTGCTTACATCAAGTATTTTTAGAGTAGGCAAGGTATGCTGCTCCTATTGCTGTCCCACCATCATGTGCGACGGGCATGACACGCATGCGAACATCGAGTTCTTTCTGTAATTTGTAGTTGACTACACAATTTAAGAAACATCCACCTGCAAACACTAAATTTCTATTAGGAAACATTTTTGCTAATTCAATTGCCCTTTGCTCCCACTTTTGTTGTACGTAATACGCATCTTTTTTACCATATGCTGCTAATCCCATGACTTTACCTGCATCCTCAGGATGATACCCATAATTGACACATGCTTGTTGATATAATTTACCTATACCTACATCCTCTTCTGAAAAATATTTTCTATGTAGTAATTTCCATGATGGAATATCAAAGATAGACTCTATCTCTATACCATTCTTATGTTTTGATCCATTTGCATCCACCACTATTGCAATAGCGTCATCAAATCCTGAGTTATAAAAAGCAGAAGCAGCATGACACTTATGATGATCCTGTCTAAAATCATACACACCTGCATCTGGAAATATATTCTTGGCTAGTTTTATATCAAGAGAAGATAAGAGTTTCTTCGAGTGTTTTGTCCAATGAGAATCACATATTGCGATGGCATCTATATCATAGAATTGTTTTACATGTCTCAAGAGTGACCTTATGCAGGTATCTCTTTTCTTTCTTGTGATTCTTTCTGACTCAAGATAAAATTCTAATTTTCCATTTCTTAGGACACATGCAGATCCATTGTTCGATACGTTCAACCCTAATACGGAAAAATTTGCCGAGATTTTTTTTCCAGTTTCATGTAAATCAAAAGTCATTTTCGCTCAGTATTTTATCGATAGCAAAGGTAAAAACTTTCTCTTACCCCTTATCAATTGCACCTCTGGAAAATATAGGTAGTCTATTTCACTTGATTCAAAACATTCTATGGCATCCTCTGGTGTCTCTACTAAAGGTTCACCTGCTAGATTGAATGATGTATTAAACAAGATAGGCACGTCAGTAAGTTGATAAAATGAATCTATCAGTTGATAATAATTAGTATTGTCTTTGAGTCCCACCGTCTGAACTCTACATGTTTTATCTACATGTAGAACTGCAGGTATCTTATCATAAGTGTGTGATAATGCGTCAACAGCGTACATCATGAACGGAGACTCATCAAGACCTGCCATATCAAACCAATCATGTACGTGTGGTAATAGAACACTACCTGCAAAAGGTCTGAATGATTCTCTTCGTTTTATTCTATTGATTCTATCTTTACCATTTGGATCTGTTGGATCATACAAGATAGATCGATTGCCTAGTGCTCTAGGTCCTGCCTCTGATTTTCCTTGAAATATTGCAACAACATTACGCTGCCTTATCAACTTAGCAACGTCCATGGTGTTTACTTTCTCACCCTTTATGTGTGATAAATCATACGAAGGACCTAAGTAAAGTGAATCAATCATCGTGGTCATCCCATGAGTCAACTAAATTGTCATTTGCAAAAAATGCTTTGTATATACCATATCCTGTGAGAATAATAAGGATAGCAACCACTGATATACCAAATGTAATGTTTGGATTCAATGAAAGATGTGGAATAATAGTTTCATTGCACTTAGCAATTTTCTCAGGGTCATTCCAAGTACCAGGTAAAGTATACACTGGTGGACATGCCGATAGAATTTTAATCATGATAACCAATTTGGTTTGCGTGATGGGTCACGTAAGTAATTAGTGGAGACCCATGGTTTACTATTAATATAATACTTATATGCAGTAAAAATATCGATAGTTGTATCGTACTTGAATTCATCAGGACCTGCAAAAACAAAAGGTGTATGTTTGGTATGGTCTGCTGATGGTAAGAGATGAGTTGTTTCTAGTAATGGTCTATGACAAGAATGAATCTTACCATATCTATGCGTGTACTCAGCACACAAAGAAAGACCATGTGTGAGCAACCACCATGCATTTGCTAGATAATCATTCGCCCACTTAGTGCATGGATGATTACGAAATGCACCTCTCTCTGTCTGATATGGTTGTCCATCATTACGATATATTTTCCCATAGTTATGACCCCACTTCTCAGAGCAAACAATAGAAAGCATTTGACATGTCTCTAATGGCATCTTGACAATGTGTTTGTCAGGCAAGCACTGTGCCGATGCGGTGGGGTCTGGGTCTGTCACAAAAATGTTCATAATATTCAAGTAATGCTGAACCAATTGCAATCCCACCGTCGTATGCAATGGGATCGACGTAAAGATTTACGTCTGTATTCTTCACTATACCATAATTTGACACACAATTCAAGAAAAATCCACCAGAAACACACACATTCTTTTTATTTGTAAGTTCTATTGCTTTTCTTATCATGAATAGAGCATGTCTTTCAGCAGATTTTTGTAAATTATATGCCAAGTCCTCAGGTGGAAGTTTAGGACCGACATATGCTGTGCTGTGACCCTCTGGTCTGAGTTGTGTGCTGCATAAACTGTGACCATACTCCTCATTAAAAAGATTGACATCACCGTTACCATATGCAGACAAACCCATGGTTTTACCTGCCTCTATCTCATCAAAACCACAGTAACGTGAGACCCTTCTATATGCTTGTCCAACGCTTGTTCTATTACTATAGAGATTTCCATCTATCCAATGCGGTTCTCCCTCTTGAGCACTCTTCTGCTCACTATAGAAGGTGGAGTAATGTTTGAATACTGGTGTCATATTATCATAGATGCTTTCAGTCTCACAATATCCATCATAATATGATCCTTTACCATCCATTACAACCACAGCAGAGTCATGAAATGGTGCAGTGTACCACACACTCGCAGCGTGGCAATCATGATGTCTATTTCTATAATCTACAACAGGTACACCTTTTGATCTGACAATTTTGAGTAAGTAATTTTTTTGTTTTGTTCTTTCAAAAGTGGTTTGTTTATTATATCGTGTAAAACAATCACATATGGTGACAACATCAACACTAGAATCAATATACTTATCGGCAAGAGTTTTCGCACTGATATCTCGTTTGATTCTGGTGACACGTTCCTCCTCTAAGTAGAATTCGACTACACCATCTTGAATGATTGCCAGTGATCCATTTTTTGCCAGATTGATACCGACAATTCTAGTCACGTTCCCTCAAACTCTTCATCATAATCCATTTCATGTGGTTGTATCTCATCATATCTATAAGACTCTGTATCAGAGTAAACTTCTGCTTTGAGTGCAGACAGTAGCATCTCAAGATCGGATACTATAATTTTTAGTTTGTCTCTATTCATGTCAAAATTATAGCATAAAAAAAGAAGGGGTCAACCCCTTCCGTATAGTAGTCTAGTCTCAACGTAAATTATAGTGAGAAAGATAGCAGATGCTACCAGTATCTCTGCCGTGACCAACATTACTTAGCGTGAACTATGCCACGATATGTAAGTTCGACCTCTTGCTTTTGCTGAGACTTTTTGTTGTTGGTGTCGTATTTTACACCACGATAAGTGACTTGTGCCATGGATTTACTCCTAAAGTAATTGGATTTTTAGCCCCGTTCCTTTAGTCATTTGCGTCCTCCTTTCGGGGGATGAACGTACCGTTCCGTGACTTACTTGCGTCCAATAAATTGGATGAACGTAAAGGTATGTTAGCATACCTACACATATTTAGCAAGAAATTATGTATTCTTTGTTACAAAATAACTATTTGTCTCTCCAAACAATCTCTGGATACGCCTCCTCCACTACGTTTCTGGTAATTTTGTACCTACTCTGAAGATCTTTGTCCTTGACTAAACATACAATTTCTGCCTCCTCTGCTTCAAGTGACTCAAGTAGTTGTATGAGTAAGGTCTCCCTTCTCATATTAGATATCTTATCATTGCCACCCCTAATAAAATTGTAGAGTGTTCTGTGTTCATGAATCAATCTTGTATGACCTTCTGTGCCTTTAGGTGATTCATTGGGTTTATAAGGCACAGTACCATTTGGAACTGCACTCTCAATACCTTTATCAAAGTTCCAAATCAAGATTGATTTCACATCATCCCGTTTGTACTGTTTGAGTAGTTCAATTTTTTTATCTTTTGTTTTAGCACCATGAACTGCTCTAAAGAGTTCAGATACTAAAGGGTTGTTTGGTAATCTAGCCA